GCTATTGAAGAATTGCCTTCTTCACTGCTCATCCACACTATTTGTGTGGCCGGTTTCGAATATCATCCAAAACCTTTCTAAGTTTGCCCTTCCGTGCAAGTGCGGGTCATCGTACGCAAACAGACCATCTCACAATCCATCATGCCTCCCGAGTCGTGCGTGCTTCTCGGCCTTTCACCTTCCATTCTGCATGGTCTTACTAAGTAGAGTACATGTGAACTCTTGTGCTGGTTGCTGCTTGGTATGACACCCCACAGTTGGTGCAAGTATCCTGATCACGTACATAGCAGAGCACGTGCGCACTGCCTACAATCAACCAGTCGAATTAGCTAAAATCGTTCGCATCTTGGGTATCAACTCCTCATACCCAGCGCGCCTCACTGCAATGTTCCATATTCTCAAATCAGACCCATCTGCCTCGAAAGCTGCTCTAGCAAACATCGGTGGTACAACTTTTATGCTCACATTTGCACGCCCATTTCGCTCAAAAACTTGGGCCGTGATAATTTCGCATTTCTTGCACACCTGTTCGTCTGTCATGACCTCCACAGCTGGCGCGCCCGCAGATACAGCATGAGCATCGCAATTGCAGATGCCTAGAGCTGGGAAGCAGCTAAAATGGTGCCCGAACGTCGCTGCCTCACTAGGCTGGCGCCCGCTAGTGTCCCCAACATCATCACTGGCGCGTGCTGCAACATCATTCATCTCAGCCAAGCGTTGCTGTGCCAGCTTGCGTGTGCGATAGTTGTACTGCCCACGCAATATCCATGCTCTGATGTTGATCGCTCTCCATACAGCTGCAACTCCGAAAACAAAATCACTGATCTCACCTTCCTCCTCTGGAACATTCTCCGGTGCCTGATCCTCACGCACAAGCGTGGGTGACACCTCTGCAGCCTTATGTGCCTCGAACAATGGCTCGGCTTCCTCAGCCAGCAACTGAGCAACTAGATCTACAATCGCACTGTGTTCAGATATCAGCCTCTGCTCGGCAAATGTCTCAGCACGCACAGCTTCCGTACGTACTTGTTCATCACGCCTTGCAATAGCATACCTTATCACCGCTCTACAGTGACCATTGCGGCGAAGAATGTAACTTCGCTCTCGATCGCGCTGCTCCGCACTCGCTAATTCCGCCTGTTTCACTTTGACCAACGTTGTTCTAGCTCTAGCTAATAACGATACCAATGCCGATATGCATACCATAACCCGTAGACTGTTTCGCGTGGTGCCCGAACGCATGTCCCGCAGTAGTGCAGGACCATTGCGCACAATCAACTGAGCCAGTACACTACGTCCCCTATCCTGGGGTCGATACAGCAGAGCCAATCGTCCATACTCGTAAGTCCGCCACACATATGTAATACGAAAACCTTCACGCTTTACCATCTTTATCACACATGTGGCACGACCCTCCAAGTTCCGACTGGTTGCTGGCACCCCCTATTGTTTGGTCCAACCACGCAAAAGCTCATTTGCACTTGCCCTCTGTGCTCCATAACACTCCACCATCATATCAATCTTTGTTTGTGGAGAAACGCGCCCATCATGGAACAACCGCAAGAGCATGGTTGCTCTTGTAGCCGCCGCATCATCATCGCTTGTCTCAGGATACCCAACAGCACCCTTGCCATCCACCAGACCTGAGTTAAGCCATTCACGCATAGTAGCTACATCACCAATAAGCGGGTCCCTTTCGACATCACGTGTTTGTGAATACAGAGTGCGTAGCACTTCAATGACCTCATCACGCCATGTACCATTGCCCAACACCACCCGACAAGCATTTCTTTGCCGTGCAGTGATTGGCCGGCCGGGGTTTACGCATATGGCATTGGCTAGGGCATAGCGCGTCCCAAAACTGACTTCGCCCGTGCCCGCCGGAGCATGATAATCCAATAAAAGAGCAGCACCGTCTCCTGCAACACCACCTTCAGATACAGTCCATGACAATGCAGCTGTTGCGGCATTGTTGTTTATCAGTGTGAACTTATCTTGCTTATTGTCCCAACGCGCTTTGTCAGCATCAGTCACTGCCCCGTCAGGCGCCGTATAACTCACATTAAGAGAAGCCCCTGCAGATGGCAACCCACTGCTACCAGCTGACCAAGCTAGTTGTACTGCGGCGTGATCCTGATTCGCTACCTTAAATGGATCCATTTTATTATTCCATCTGGAGACATCAGCTGCAGTTGGAATGTTAGCCAAGGTGGCTGCATCTGGCACTGTAGGCAACACCCCATCAGCTATCTTAGTCAGAAGTACTCCAGGAACATCATTCGCTGTTCCAGTCACATCGCCTTGCAGAGTGATCATGCTGGCGCGCTCTTGTATTGCCTGATGTAACAGATTCACTCTCCGCGTCAGATCGCCCATTGGAGACGCTTCACGCAACAGACCAAGTTGATCCAATGTTCTCGCAGCTGCCGAACGGGCAGCGCCGGTTGTCTGAGAAATTGCACCGACAACGGTGCCTGTAATTGCCTTACCCTTGTCCGTGATGGTTGATGTCAGGGCGCCAACACGCTGTAAGATCCCAGGCACAAAGGCTGGCCAGAACATATCACTCTCCTTAATCTCTCCATCCTCGCCGCCGTTCCAGATCTCACCCATCGTGAGCCACAATTCCCGAATTACACCAACATCGGTTCGCAGATAACCACTCTGAGTCAGATGCCTCTTGGCAAATTCTTCCAATTGTTTGCGGACGGTCGCATCCTGTGGTACAACCCCGCTATTCTGCAGCGCAGTCACATCGCCACGCAGAGTGCCAGTAAAATCCAGTAGATACTGTTCAATGTGGCCGATTCGCACTCCGTTCTGAGTACTGTCCACAGCTCTAAAGCGCTCCCAGGAATACCACCGCGTATTCAGCAAGGTGGTACTGAGCTCACTGAAACTGATCGCTCGCATGGTCGGCATTTGCTGAGGGGGGCGGCCACCTATGCCAGGGATTTCAAATGCAGGCTGACTCTCCCAAGAGATATGATTAGCTCGAGAATCTTCAGCTACATAGCGAATAAACAGATGTCGTCCCGGTCGACCCGCCGCCCCATCCATCACCTCACGCAACATGCGCTGCTGCTCAGCATTGACTTGACTGAGCCGCACCACATCATGAGGGACATACACGCCTATCTCTCGGAAAACATGTGCTAAACATGATGGCCCAGCGAAATCCAAATGATGCACTCGGTCCTGCAACTCATGCAAATCTGCCTGCAATTGAGCCAGATCCACGCCAGGCGCCGACCCCAAGCCGAATACAGCATTATAGTCATCTGCGCGATTCTGCCGCGCAAAATCAAGTATGCCCACACATGCTCTAGACAGAGCAGCACCGACTTGAGCACTAACCGCAGCTAGCGCCATAGTTGGGAGACACGTTGTCACTGCCGTCCCAGTTGTGGCAGCACGAAAATTTAACAGGGGAGCCCGATTGAATTGTGTGGCTCCAATGTTCGGTGCTACCACGATCAGGTCACCGCCGTACCAACTGGGTGTCCAAGTCGGTGAATTCCCACCTCCAACGGTAAGATCATTCGGGAAAACTACAGCATTTGCAGAGTGCGCTACACGAGCAATCAGCCTGCCAACAGCATGCAGATCTGTGTAACTCGAAGAGCCCAGCCGGCCACTTAGCCCATCTAGCCTCGACAGCAGTGCGCTATACGTGAGTGTCCCCTCATCGCCTGGAACACCACGCGTTAAATGCCACAACGCCTCGTCATGCCCAGAAATTCCACGTGTCAGATTGAAGCGTACGCTGTGGTCAATCAAAGGATTTGCTGCCATCATGGCCCGCACATCTTGGATGCGAGGTCGCGACTTTAGAACATCCCGCACGCCCATAACGTGGCGCGGCTCAAAAGCCGATAAATAGCATTGGCCATCCGCCAAAGCCATCAACCGAGCTGCATCGGTTGTAGGCGCTACGACTTCGTGCACAGCGCCTTGCAAATCCGTAACCCGCGCACGTACAGGTGCAACCTGACCCAGTGCTTCAAACCGCAGCATCAGCCTCTTGACCTCAACCTCCAAATTCAACCTTCTTGAAGCTAAAGATCCACTCCACTTCTTGACCAGCTCGCTGCCCTCACCATTCTGCATGCCCACCCACAGTCGATGCAGTTGATCATTCAGTTGTGGTGTCATGCGTATGCTCACGCGGCGCACGTGATCACGTGTTGTAGGCAGCATGTTGCGAAATACCCCACCAGAGACGTCAGCCTCAGTTCCCTCACGGTTGAGAACTCCACAATATTTTGCTTGTTCAGCAGCACCCAAAGTTAGCCATTGTGATATGCGTGGGTGGTTGACAAGAAAATACATATCCTCATATGCTACCATGCGCACGTCGGCAAGGAAAGTTTTACCAATCCCTAGCAACCGCAAGCCGGCAGCGACCCAATCCCACAAGCAGTTAGCGAATGGAACTGATGTGAGCTCATAAACAACCATAATCACACGTCTGTTCTCAGTGTAAACCTTGGTCATCTCGTCCAGCAACAGCAACTCTTTTTCCAGTGTGGGCGCAGTGGGGGCTCTAGCCTGAGCATGCTCTTCGACATCGGCATAAAATTCATGCCGGCGCAATTCAGCACTAGCACTCAGCGCACGCAACGAACCCAAAACAACACATCCCAAATTGCCGCATGCACACACAAATTCACGAGTGCTGATGTGTGATTTCCTATGCGTATCGCCCGCATGCACTGAATACCACAAGTTGGCATCCAATTTCTCATCAGCCAGATCAGCCTGCAACTGTATAAAATCTTCCACTGTCCGCACCTGCTGCATCAAAACCTCAGGATTCAGGTCATTCATGAACAACGCACGCATCGCACGGATCAGACACATTCCGCTGTTGTCACAGGCCACTACTGCTTGCCCACCAGAAATGGTCTCAGAGAACACAGTACGTGCATCTTCAGCGTCATGCTGTTCTGCACCATCGTTCCTAACCATCACATTTACGATCAACGCTTTCCCTTGGTAGCAAAGTCGACGAATGACATTGGCCAGGTATTCCGCACGACATGTCTGACCACCATCTGAGTTGAGACACCACTCGTAGCTCACGGTTGGATCAAAATCCGCTTCCTTATCCCAGCCATGGGCTGCCGCTGTCCAAATCTCAGTAGCACTGAAAGTTCCCTCCAAATGCGCAGCGTAGGTGAAGTTGAGCCCAAGGCTGTATTGCCATGTGGCTAACTCACGTGCGAGCAGATCAGCTTTGTCAAAACTGCCGAACCCATCATTGGAAAGAACCAATCTCCAATTGCGAGTGGCAGGCACGAATCCACTCGCGCCGCCAATGCACATTGAGGCATCAAGCAATGCATCTGACTCACCCGTTTGCAGATTATCCCAATCAGTACGCGGTGCTGATTGCTCTGCACCACCCACTCGGTAACTTAGCAGATATTGGTTTCGACAAATGAAATCATACAGATCATACACCAATTGCGAACCCACCTCATTCGGACCACAGACATGCATGAGTTTGTTCTCTCGGTCGATCGCAATTTGCGAGCCACCAAGCCTCTTCTTTCCAACCACTTTCAGATAGGGAATGTAAGCTCTTACCGTCGGCAGCGGTCCCAAAGCACGACAAGATCGCCAACGAAAGCTATCACGAAGTTCGTGCAAATAGCAATAACCTTTGCCAAAGTTTGAAATCTGCACACGTCTTGACTTGGCAGCATATCGCATAACACGCCGATCAAGTACATCACGCCGTGAGCCTGGTGTCAAATTTGGATCAACATACAAATCACGCACAGTGTCTGCGAACTGCTGATCTGCCCCACGCTCAGCTTCATTCAGTGTACACAATTTTGCGTGCGGACTCTGCAACACAAAGTGCCTTGCACCCTCAATGTTAGCACACCCAAACTCACTGTCAGTGAGCATTGCATCCACATCAACATGGATGGCGCACCGGCATGCCATGAGATCATCATTGATAGCCTCCTCAACCTCTGCGTCAGTTAACAAATCAGTGCCCAAATCATCATCAGCGGGCGTGCCGCCAATCAGAGCATCAGGGTGTGCATCAAACCAACGCAGCAAACGTATCTTTGCCGCCTTCTCTGCCATACGTCGCACACCCGTGATCTCCACATGGTACAAGTTGGGAGCGGTGCGCACCAACGAACAGTGCCCCAAATTGTGATGCCCATCTCGCTCAACAAGGAACCGGACATATTTGGCAGGTAGGTTCCTCCCATACATACCTGCTCTCCACTCACGCTCGCGCCTCAACAGCAATCCTGACCAGCATTGGCCAGCTGCATTGTAAACAGAACACTTCGTCATTGTTAAAAAAACGAGAAGAATTGAAATCCTTCGATCGATGAAGGATAAGCTAAAATTTAAAAATATTTAAAATCCTTCAATCGATGAAGGATAAGCTGGAAAAGTATGTTTTTGGTTCTACGGACGTAGATTTGGTCAATTTAGTGAATATTTGTATGAGAGCTGCGAAGCGAGTTTTTGTTGCGATCTTGGTTACCTTAGTTGCGATAGGTTTTACGATTACTCTGCATATAGTTCCAGAGACAATGAGGTCATATCGCGATAGACTTGAACTTTGAGACAATGGGAGTACCTGTCAGAGGGCAGCCACGTAGGCAGATCTACATCTGCTACGATTTATAACTGCCGCTTACCTGTTCGGTTATCCCATCCGAAACCTTTGCGCTGCCCTCCTTTCCTCAAGCTGGCGGAGATAGTCTCCTCCGGTAGCACCGGCGCCTGATTAAAACCTTCGCATCCTGTTAAGAGGAAGCAGGTACAACGTCTTAAATGAGCGTGGGGGGCGGGCCTAAACCGCCGTACAACATCAATAACCATCTAAGTGTAATCCAGTTCCCTCAGCCCCACTACGTGGTCTAGTATATGGTTAACTAGCCTGCGCTAAAACACGGTCTTACATACATACAAAAACAAAAACAAACATTCTTTATGGGCCTCTGGCTGTGTCCGTGATCCTGAGCTCGAAGCCATGTCTTCTCAACGCTCCCCTGCCTAAATAGTAGCAAAACAGGGTGGATACCCGGCGAGCACACACTAAGATCTGCCACATGGGACAAATCTCGCAGTAATTAATAAATCACCCTGTATGCTATCAAGCCGCAACAAACCAAAGATTTGCCCGTCACTGTGATACTCACAACGCCGTATAAAAAATGAAGTGACACTTCTTATTTCGGCCCTAATTTGTATACCGGTAGGCCATCATCAGCGACGCCCGGTCAAGTAGGATTTGCCTGCTCTAAGGGGAAGCTGCGATTATCTATCGGCAAAAGTAAAAAATGGTTTCCTTCTTAGCCCCCCACCACCGATTGCATTGCGCATTTCAGTGATGAGGGAGTTGTTCATTCCTACAAGGTAGCTGTTCATTTTAGCTCAGTTCTGGTGTGACCCGGATCAATGTCACATCTTCAAACTATTAAGACCCCATTACGCCGGGGGCAGCATGCCTCTTGTTACAGCTCATCGTTAGTGAGCATGCAATCTAAATTGCCGAGGCTTCCGTCCTCAAACCTGTTAATTCAGGATAGAGAACTGAGCTATGTTGAACAGTTACCATGTATTTGTGAATTCAACAACCCTCATTTCACATCGTGCCAAGAACCGATGGTGGGGGAGGAAACATTCCTACATGGACGAATTAAAAAAGTTGGAAAACCTTCCAACTTTCGTCATTCTTTTCAGAATCAGAAAGTGGAAGGTCTCACTCAAACGAGTGTTTCGACTGGGTCGTGATACAAGGTTTGCACTTAAGCTCGCCGGGCATTCACGACCACATTCGAAAAGCTTCGCGTCACTTTTCTTCTTCGTCTTGCACAAAAAGAAAAGAAGGGGTCCAAAGAAGGGCCTCTTCTCTTTCTTTTTATGC